AGAGCAAGGGCCTTCTAATCCCGAGGTTGCAGGTTCGAGTCCTGTCGGAGGCGCGTTTCCCGACCGGTCGGAGTTACCAAATCAACGACCGAGACACCTAGCGCCGTGGCTAGGTTGTCCAATTCTTCAAGCTGCCAGGGGCGCTCACCACGCCACCGCTTGGTAATGGCACCCTGTGATATGCCGAGTCTTTGCCCTAGTCGCACCTGGTTAAAGCCCGCGCGCGCTGCCTCGGCGCGCACGTTCGCCGCCACGACGTCGCGCGTAGTGATCGCGGGCGCTGGGGAGAAGCTAGTTAGTGTACTCATGTGCCCATGATAGTCCAAAATGGCATAAGAGTGTGACCGCTATACACAAATTAGCTGGCCCGTCCTGTTGATTCTTAGTCCGAAATGAACTAAACCAGCCGTATGACTCTCGCACAGGACTTCGTCACCCTTGAAGTGACCCGATACATGCGCGCGGCTGGCCTCAATCAAGAGACCATGGCCGCCGCAATTGGTGTCCAACAGTCCGTCCTCTCAAAGAAGCTCCTCGGCTCGCGCCGCTGGTCCCTCAATGACCTGGACCGCTTAGCGGACGCGGGAGTCCCGATCCACCTCACCGCAACGACGCTAGACCGGGAGTGCTAACTCATGAGCTATCGAATTGACTGGACCCAGTTCCTTGCCGCCCTCGTGGCGCTGGCATCCTATGGCGCGACTATCGCCGCCATGTTCGCGTTCTACATCCCGTGGCCTATCACGGTCCCGCTCATGGCCGTGACCTTCGTTGCCGCTGGCATCTGGTCGCACCGTCGCGACGTGAACGAGATCGGAGCGGCCTCCAATGAGTAACCGACTCGCAGACAACATCTCCCCGGCCCTCATGGCAGAACTCGATCAGACCGCCGCCGAAATGCTCGCCATGGTATTCATTCACCGAAACGGCGAAGTAGAGATACACGCCCGCGCCGACATCTCGCGCCCCGGCGTCGCCGCCGCCCTTCGCCATCTCGCCGATGAGGTGGAACAGGCATGATTACCAGCTCCGACGCCGCTATTGTCCGCTCGCTCCTGCGCAAAGCCCAAGCGGTTAGCCTCCAGCTCGCCGAAGACGCCGCCAATACTGGCGTCCCCGGCGCGAAGCGCCTACGCCCCAAGGATCGCGCCACCAAGGCAAAGCTCGTTCACTGTTACGTGACAGTGGCTGTGCGCTACATGATCGAAGGCCAGCAATGAACACCGCCGTTGCCTGGACCGATCAGGACCGAGCCGACTTTATCGCCGCCGCCCGCGCCGCGATCAGCGGCCCACGTGCCGAGGATGCCGCCGCCCAACCGGCGACCGTGCCCGCGCCGAGGGCGCGCGGCGTCCTCAATGCCGGGATGAGCTTTACCTCCATTCTCGCGGCACTCTCTCGGATCGGATGGGGACCGCTCAGGGGGCGCGAATTCGCGGCCTCACGGGCGATCCTGGATACTCTCGCCCTACTCGCACACGACACGCGCGCCGACCTCGCGGCGACCGTGCAAACGACGGCCCGCCAGCTCGCTAAGCGCGCCGGGTACTCCCTTCGCCACACGTCGCGTTGCCTCCAGTGGCTCGAAGATACTGGCGTGATCGAGTGGCACCGGGGCGGCATCAGGATGGGAGCGCCGACCGTTGGCGTCATCAAGGTGATTAAGCGCGTCCTCGTGGACTGGACGCTGGCCTTCCGCCGCGCCTCCGACGCCGAAGACCGCGCCCGCAACGCCGCTACCCGTGCCCGCATCCAGCTTTACCGCATTCGCCGAAACACGGCCCGCCCGAAGCCGCTCACGGCCCATGTGGACATGAGTACGCCCCATCCTTCCCTACGGGATGAGGGGGCCGCTACGGCGTCCCCTCGTTCGTCCCGAAAGAAGATCGTTTCGCCTCGAAAGGAAGAAGACACCGATATGCCGAAGTACCGCCCAACCTACATGACCTACCTTGCCACCGAGTGCAAGCACGGCGAACAGGTCTCGGATCGCTGCAACCGTTGCAGGTATGAAGCAATCATGCGACAGCAACAGGTCGCCGAAGCCGAGAGAGCCGCCGCCGAGCGGCGGCGCAAAGAGCAGGAAGAAGCCGAGAACCAAGAACCCGAATTCACGTGGCCACCCGCTTTCGTTGCCTACATGCGATCCACCTACCCAGACGCCCATTACCGTTCGTGGGCGCGCCTCATGATTACTGACCCCAAAGCTAAGGAACTGTTCAATGACCACGCAGCTGCCTGACTCTCGCGCCGTTGTCGCCGACATCTCGACCGACATCGAAGCCGCCGCAATGCGCGCACACGAAGCCCTGAACGGGGCCTCGCCCTACTCAATGAGTAGTCCGCAGTTCCGGCTCGCAGGTATGGCCCTCCAGATCGCCAGCCTCGCACGCCAGATGAGGGATGAGATTGCATCCAGCTACCCGCCCCCGCCCCCGCCCCCCACTGTCTACGGGCCGCGCCGATGAGCTGGGACGGCTCCAAGGTTCGCCGACTGGCTAACCAGGTGCTTGGCCGGTACGGCTCCACATGCTGGCTCTGTGGTAAGCCCATCGACCTGGCCGCGTCCCGCCGCTCGCCCCTCGGCCTGACCGTCGATCACGTTGTGCCACGCTCGAAGGGCGGCACCGACGACATCACCAACCTGCGACCAGCTCACCACCACTGCAACACAAGCAGGCAAGCCCGCCCCGCCGCCGACTACCAGCCACCCCGGTCCTGGTCTGGCTCTGGCTCATGGCCAGGCCTGACCGCTCCGATCAATCCGTGTTCTTAGACACACCGCCAGGCAGTCCCCGCCCCCAACTTCCTGTTCCCCCCGACGTCCAGATAAACCGGCCCGAAACGGCCCAAACCCAGACCGGAAACCCACACTATGCGCGAAATGACCAATGAGTTGTTCCAAGTGGAACCACCCCCAACGGGGGAGATCGAAGACGCCGTGCGCGAAGCCTTCGATGACCTAGACGCCAAGGGCGTCCTCGGCCCAATCGAGAAGGCGAAGCGCGCCGCGCTCACCAAAGCCGCCGCCGCCCTTGATCGAAGCCTGAACGGCGGCGCACCGAGCGTCGCGACCTCCAACGTCCTGAAAAACGTCCTGGAATCGCTCGATAGTTTGCCTCGGCCCGCCGAGGGCACCGACCGCGAACTAGACGCCTTCGACGCGGCCCTAGCCGAGCTCACCCGCGACGCTCTCACCGCATCATGAGCGCCGCCCCGAAGTATGCGACCCTCCGCAACCCGGCTAACCCCACGTTCGGCGCTCGGATCGCCGCGACCGCCGCATTCCTCGGCGGCTCGCTCATGCCGTGGCAACGCCTGGTTGCCGACGTCGCCCTAGAGCTCGATCCAGACACGCCGGGGGCCTGGAGGTATCCCGTCGTCGTCGTGACCGTCCCTCGCCAAGCGGGTAAATCTTTCCTCCTGCGCGCCGTCATGGTTGATCGAATGATGGCCTACAACAGGCACGAAATTCTCATGACAGCGCAGACCGGCAAAGACGCTCGCAAACGGTGGAAACAGATCAACACCGCATTGAACGCAGAAAAAAAGCCCGGATATTTCAGGGTGTATGCGTCGCAGGGCTCCGAGCGGACTGAGTACTTGAAGCGCGGCTCGTTCATCTCGCCGTTTGCGCCGACGCCGAAGTCAATCCATGGTGATTCGTTGCATTTGGTTACCGTTGATGAGGCTTGGGCTTTCGATGCGGAAGCGGGCCTTGCCCTGGAGACGGCGATCAATCCTACCCAGCTCACTATCAAGGACTCGCAGCTTTGGATCGTCTCCACCAAGGGCACGGACAAATCGGCGTATCTCAATGAGCTGATCCGCCAGGGCAGGAAGTCAGTGGAAGACCCACATAGCCGTATGTGTTTCTTCGAGTGGTCAGCGGATGAAGAAGCCGCCGAGCGCGATCCATACAGCGACGAAACCCTGTCCTTCCACCCGGCGCTAGGACACACGCAGACCGCCGACAAGATCAGGGCTCTACGCTCCGACAACCTCGCCTCGTGGCGTCGCTCGATCCTGAACTTGGAGACCGCCGCCGAGGAAACCGCCGTTGACATCCACCTGTTTGGCTCGCTCATGGACCTGGACCTGACCGCCCCCGATCCCTCGCGCGTCTGCCTGGCCGTCGATCTCGCCGCCGACCGATCCGCCGCGACAATCGCCGCCGCCTGGCTCGATGACGACGGCGACCCCTGCCTAGCGACAGTGGCATCAGGGCCGGGCATCGACTGGGTACGCCCCGCGCTTCATGGCCTCCAGGCCGCTGGGTATGCGTGGATCGGATGCGATCCAGCGGGCCCCACGCGCACGCTCGCCGCCGATCTCGAAGCCGAGGGGACGCCGATCACGACACTGGCCACCCGCGAATATGCCTCGGCGTGCCAGCTATTCCTAGATCGAGTCAACGCGAAGCGCCTCACGCACGACGGCAACCAAGAGCTCATCAAAGCGACCGGGGCCGTTGTCCTTCGCCAGCTATCGGGGGTGACCGCTTTCGACGTCGCGAAATCGCCGCGCCCCATCGACGCCCTACGCGCCGGGGCCGTCGCCGTATGGGCCGCGTGTCAGCCACGGCCCGGCATCCAAATCTACTGACCATCCAGGGAGCCACATCATGCGGATACACGTTGACGCCTCGGCTTGCACATTCTTGCCCATGTGCGAGTGCGGTTGGAGGGGCCTCCCCGCCGCCTCGCATGAGCGCGCCCTGACCCAGGTCTCCGAGCATGAGCGGTACGCGCACCCCGGCGACCGGCACGCCCGCCGCGCTCTCAGCGCGTACCGCTGGCGACACGTATAAGCCGGGATGCGAATCGGGTACACCGCATACTCTCAGCCATGGCCTCCCTCGCATCACTATTCGGCTTCCACCGCGCCGATACCGGCGCGCCGATCCCAGCGGGCATCACGCCGCCCGCACGGGAAGCGGCGCTCATCACCGAGCGCGGCGCTCTCGCTCTGGACTCTGTCTATCGCGCCGTGAGTGTCCTCCAGGCCGCTGGCAAGCAAATCTCGCTCGATGCCTGGCGCGAAGGCTCACAGCTCGAAGGCCGCGACATGCCCACCGTCGTCGCGACGCCCGGCCCCGATCTGACCCCTACGGCGCTCATTGCCGAGACAATCGCCAGCCTCGCCCTCCGAGGAAACGCCTATTGGCTCATTGGCCGTACCGGCGACGGGCGCGCAAACTCTCTGCGCGTCCTGGACCCCACCCAGTGCCTTCCCGTCCTGGACCCCAACACGGGCGAACGCAGCGTGCAATGGCGATCGCGCTCCTGGAAACCCGATCAGATTCGGCACCTGCGATTGACCTATATCCCCGGCGAAGCCGCTGGCCTCGGCCCGATCCAGGCGTGCGCGCGATCCCTCCAGGGTGCAACCGAAATGGCATCCTACGCCGCGAACTGGACCCACGGCGGCGGCGTGCCCACCGGCGTCCTATCCACGGAGCAGCCGATCACCGCCGCCCAAGCCGCCGACGCTAAGCGCGCCTGGAATGAATCCAACTCCCAGAGCGGCGGCGTGGCCGTCATCGGCGCGGGCCTGAAGTATTCGCCGCTTCACCTCACACCGTCTGAGATTCAATTCCTGGAGTCCCGCGCCTTCGACGTCCTCGCAGTCGGTCGCATGTTTGGTATCCCCGCGCACATGCTCCTCGCCGCCGTGAACGGATCGAGTCTGACCTACCAGAACATTAACGACGCCGCGACGGACTTCATACGGTGGACCCTCATGGCCTACCTGCGAGAGATCGAAGACGCCCTGACCGCAATCGTCCCGCGCGGTACGACCGTTCGATTCAATCTGGACGCGATCCTGCGTGCGACCCCCGCCGCCCGCATGGCCACCCACAAGACCGCTATCGACGCCGGCATTTACACGCCAGAGTATGCGCGCCGTATCGAAGGGATCACCGACGACGCCGCCAAGACCGATAAGGACACCCCGCATGAATGACCTCCAGACCCGCCGCTTCACCGTCCGAGCCGACGCCGACGCCGAGCCGCGCACCGTGCGCGGCCTGGCCGTCCCCTACGGCGTCGAAATTGAGCTCTCGCAGGGCTACTTCGAGAGTATCGCGCCCGGCGCTCTCGCCGACAGAGCCGACGACGCGACCAGCCTCAAACTCGTGTGGCGACACGACGAACCCATTGGCCTGATTACCTCGGCGACCGAGACCGCCGAGGGTATCGAGATCGAAGCCCGGTTCTCGGACACGCAGACCGCCCGCGACGCCTACCAGCTAGTCAAGGACGGCGTCATTGACCGCCTCTCCATAGGCTTTATTCCGCTCACCTACGAACGCGCCGAAGCCGACGACGGCACGCACACCACCATTACCAGCCTGGACCTCCGAGAAGTCTCCCTCGTTCCATTCCCCGCATACGACGGCGCGACCGTGACCGAAGTACGCGAACAACCCACCCCCACCGAAAGGACAACCCCCATGACCGACGCACCCGCCTACGCGCTCGCCTCCGACCTGGACGAGCTGCGCGCCGACATCACCGCCATGGAGCAGCGCGCGACACTCGCCGCCGCCGAGCGCGGCGCCACGCCCGCCGCCGACAAGCGCACCCCCGGCGAAGCCATTAAGGCCCTCATCAACGATGAGGCATACCGCGCCGAGATCGCCGCGATCCAGACCCGTGCCTTCAACGGCACTCCCTCCAGTGCGGATGCGACCATGGTTGTCCCAGAGTGGATCAAGGATCTGACGCGCATCGTCGATAAGCCCAACGTCCTGGCCGGGCTGTTCTCGCGCGGCGCTCTCCCCGCCGATGGGATGGAGCTCGACTTTACCGAGCTCGCGACCAACACCCTGACGGTGAACGCACAGACCGCCGAAGGTGCTGATCTCCAGATGGGTAAGATCACCACGAAGAAGCGCAGCGCGCCGATCAAGACCTTCGGCGGTTACACCGAGCTTTCTCGCCAGGCTATTGAGCGTACCCGCGTCAATCTCCTGGACACGTCCCTGCGCGGCATGGCTATCGCCGCTGGCCAGGCCTCGGCGGCGTACTTCGCCACGCAGTTCGCCGCCGCCGTCAAGGCGCAGGACGCATCCAAGCTCGCCGTCTCCAAGGCTGCGACCGCCCTCACCTGGTCGGACATCTCCGGTATCTTCATCGACGCCGCCGCGCGATTCGCCGACCAGGCCCTGACCCTGGACGGCCTTGTTGTCGATCTCACGACCTTCAAGGCCCTGTCCGGCCTGACCGGCACGGACGGACGCCCGCTCATGCGAGCCACCGAGAACCCCGCCAACACGATTGGCACCACGAACGCCAAGGCCCTGACCGGCGTCATTCTCGATGTGCCCGTGACCTGCAACCTGCGCGCGACCGCTGGCGAGCTCGGCGCGGGCATCGTGGGAGCGTTCTACAACTCCGAGGCGATTCGCACCTACGAGACCCCGCTTGTTCAGCTCCAGGATGAGAACATTGTCAATCTCTCCAAGCAGTTCAGCGTGTACCGCTACGGGGCCGTGGCTACCGAAATTCCGACCGGCCTCGTGCCCCTCAAGATCGGAGCCTGACCGTGAGTGCCGACCTGACCGCACGCATAGCCGCCTACGTGGGAGACGTGCCCAACGACACATTCCTCAAAGAATGCGCCGACCAGGCAGCGACGCTCATCCGCGATCAGGTCGGCACCGCGACCGTGCCCGCCGAAATCCTGGAGCGCGCGCAAATCGAAGTCGCCGCCGAGCTCTACCACCGTCGCAGCGCCCCCAACGGGATCAAGAACTTCGCCGATGGGTTCGACGGCACGGCGGCGATCCGCGTCGCCCGTGACGCCATGGTCGCAGCGCGCCCACTCCTGGCCCCCTATCTCCCCCTCGCGATCTCATGACAAATAGTGGACCTATCGCCGCCGCCCGCGCCGACCTCGCCGACGTCCTGACCCGAATCACCTCCATTCCCGTCCTGACGTCGATCCCTGAACGCCTGGCCCCGCCGTGCGTCGTCGTCACCGAGGGCACGCCCCTGGTCGCCCCCGACGAGAACGCGCACGGAGGCGTCACGGTACGGCTCTCGATCACGGTAGCGGTCGCACCGACGACCAATGCCCTGGCCGTCGCCCGCCTGGACTCAGCCGTTGACGCCATTGTCGTCGGCATGGTCAGGGAGGGCATGTTCGCAGCCGTTGACGCCTACCAGACGATCAAGGGCGCAGATGGACAGGCCTACCTCGCCGCCCCCATCACAACCGCAATCACCTACACCATAGAAAAGGACTCCTGACCATGACTGTCACCCGCAATGCCCGCATCCTCGGTAACAAGCTCGGTTTCTCCATTGCCGGTAAGGACTACTGGAGCGACATCTCCAGCTATGAGCTCTCGCCCGAAACCTCTGACAAGGATGTCGTGACCTTCGCCGACGCACTTTCCGGCGCGTCGTCGTCCTGGAAGTTGAAGGGGAAGGCCATCGTCTCATTCGACGCCGGTTCTTTCTGGGACATGCTCTGGCAGCAGGCCGGGCGAACCGTTGACGTCCTGGTCGCCCCCTTCGGCAATAAGGTGGCGACCGCTAAGCAACCGCATTTCAAGATCAAGGCGAAGATCGGCGTCAAGCCGTCGATCAGCTCCGAGGCTGGCGACGAAAAGGGCTCGACGTTCGACTTCGAATGGCAGTGCGAAGGCGAACCGGAAAAGCTCACCGCCACGTCGACGCTCGGCGCGGGCAACATGGAAGACAACTAGCCTCCATGACCGGCATTCGTGACGGCCGCGTCAATCTGGACGGCGGCAGCGTTGAAATCACGGGTATTAAAGCGCTCCTGCGCGACGCCGAAGCGGTGGGCGTGGCCGTCACGGACCTGAAAGACCTCACGTATAGGCTCGCAACGCCTATCGCCACCCTCGCCAAAACAATGGCCCCCCACAAGGACGGCGACCTGCAAGCAGGGATCAAGCCAAGCCGATCCAAGCGGAAAGTCATGGTGAGAGTGGGCTCCAAGTCCCGCCTCCCATACGCGGGCGTGCGTCACTGGGGAGCCGACTCACGCAGCGGCCCCCGCTGGCTCTCCCAAGCCGAAGAAATGATGCGTCCCAGGACGTTCGCGGGCTTTGGGAAGGGCATCAAGGAACTACTCGACCAACACAACTGGTAAGGACAAAATACCCATGAATATGAATGCGCTCACCCTCGGCGACCTGGAGTACTACGAACGCAAGACCGGCGAACCGATCACCTCATTCGACCCCGAAGCGGGCGGCAAGCTCGCCCGGCCCATGATCGCCATGTGCGCAGTACTCCTGTTCCGACGCGGCGGCTACCAGACCCGCGACGACGCTTACACCGCCGCCGCCGATCTGACCATGGATGACGCGACCGCTCTCGTTTCCACCCAGGAAACATCGGGGGAATGACCGGCGCGACCTCCCTAAGCCCCGTCCTAGCGATCCTCGCCGTGGACGCCGGGATCAGCCCATGGGAGGCGCGCGAACACCTCACGCTCGAAGACGCGCGCGCGATCCTGGACCTCCTCCAGGAACGCGCCAAAGCACAGAAGGGATAACCGTTGGCTGGCCACGTCGTTAAGGTCTCAGTTGTCGCCGAGACCAAGAATTTCAGCCGCGCATTCAAGGGCCTGGCAAAGGAAACCGGCCTGACGAATCTCGCGAACGCGGGCAAACAGGCCGTGACGACCCTCGCGACCGTCGCCGCCGCTGGCGCAGCCGCTATCGGCGTCGCAGGGGCGAAGGCAGTCAGCGCCGCCGCCGACCTGGAGCAGTCAACTGGAGCTATCGAAGCGGTCTTCAAGTCTGGAGCAGACCAGATGAAGGCATTTGCCGATACGGCGGCGTCTTCGGTCGGTCTGACCAAAAACGAATACCAGGAATTGGGCACGCTGTTAGGGGCGCAGCTCAAAAACGGCGGGACAAGCATCGACCAGCTCGCAGGCAAGACCAACGACCTGATCGGCGTCGCCGCCGACCTGTCCGCCCAATTCGGCGGCACGACCGCCGACGCCGTCGCCGCGCTCTCCAGCGCCCTAAAGGGGGAGCGCGATCCGATTGAGCGCTACGGCGTGTCCCTGAAGCAGGCAAGCATCGACGCCAAAGCCGCCGAGCTCGGCTTCCAAAAGGTCGGCGGTTCCTTCGATAACGAGGCGCAGCAAGCCGCGACGCTCGCCTTGATTATGGAGCAGACCGCCGACGCGCACGGAGCCTTCGCGCGCGAAGGCGACACACTCGCGCATCAGGTGCAAGTCCTCAAAGCCCACTTCGGCGACTTCGCCGCCAAGGCCGGGACACTGGTCCTGCCCATGGTTACCGCCCTCGCGTCCGCCGCCATTGAACACCTCGTGCCCGCGCTCGAATCGCTCTCGACGTGGGCAAAGGACGTCGCAATTCCGGCCCTCCAGGACTTCGCCGCGCGCATCCAGGCCACCGTCGTCCCGAAGATCAAGCAAGCCGCCGCAGTCTTCCAGACCGAGATTCGGCCCCGCCTCCAAGCCCTCATTGACTGGCTCACCACGACGGTCCCGCCCGCCGTGTCCCGCGTCGTCGCATTCTTCGAGAAATTCGGCCCCGCTATCGCCGCCGCCGCTGGCGTGATCGGGACATTCGTCGCAGGCTTCAAGACCTTCAACCAGGTCAAGACGATCATCGGAGCAGCTAAAACCGCATGGGCGGCGCTCAATGCCACCATGGCCGCTAATCCGATCTTCCTCGTGATCGCCGCCATTGCCGCCCTGGTCGCGATCTTCGTAGCGCTCTACCAGAACAACGAAACTTTCCGCGCCGCCGTTGACGCCGCATGGGCACAGATCAAAGCCGCCGTGTCCGTCGTCGTGGAATGGTTCCAAACCAACGTCGTGCCAGCCCTCAAAGCCGCGTGGGAGAAGATACAGGCCGCGTGGGATGCCGTCTGGCCCCAACTACAGGCCGCGTGGGCGTCCTATGGCCAGCCCATCGTCGATCTGATTATCAACGTCTTCCAAGGCCTCGCCGCGAACTGGGACACCATCTGGCAGGGCATCTCCACCGTAGTATCCGGCGTCTGGCAAGTAATATCCAGCGTGATCTCCACCGTGGTCGGAGTCATCTCTGGCATTATCCAGGTCTGGACCTCGGCACTCTCCGGCGACTGGCAGGGCGTCTGGGACGGCATTAAGCAGATCGTTTCCAGCGTATGGGACGGCATTAAGGGCATCATTAGCGGGGCCCTGAACATCGTCAAGGGATACGTCACCTACGCCATGGGCGTGATCTCCGGCGTGTTCTCCGGCGTCTGGTCCTCCATCTCATCGACCGTCTCAGGGGCCTGGAGCGGCATCACAGGCGCGATCTCCAGCGGCGTCTCATCCGCCGTGTCCTTCATCTCATCCCTGCCCTCGCGTGCCCTATCCGCGCTCGGCAACCTCGGCTCGCTCCTGATCGGAGCCGGTAAGTCCCTGATCCAGGGTTTCATCAACGGCATCAGCTCAATGATCGGATCGGTCAAATCAACACTCGGCAACCTGACCGCCAGCCTGACGTCCTGGAAGGGCCCCGCCGACTATGACGCGATCCTACTCACGCCAGCCGGTCGCCTCGTGATCGACGGATTCATTAGGGGCCTGGAATCGCGGTACGGCGCAGTGCGTCGATCCCTCGGCGCACTCACGGGCATGGTCGCCGACACCGACGCCGGTTCGCTCGGCCTCCCTGACGCCAGCGGCCTGGCCGGTCTGCGCTCGCGCGGCGGCGTCACCATCCATGTGACCGCGAACATGCTCCACCCGTCGATTGACGCAGGCCGCGTGATCGCCCAATCCATCGACCAGTACACCCGCCTAAACGGAGCAGGACGATAGGCCATGACGACCCTACCTAGCCCCTCCCTCGCCGACTACAGCGGCGCTACCTGCCAGCCCCTTAGCGGCGGGCGCGTGCGCTTCACCCTCATGCCCGGATCGAGTGCCCTCAGCATCACAGTGCCCAACCTCGTGCCAGGTCACCGCATCGGCGCGCAAATTCGCGTGCGCGCCGACCAGCCCGGCAAGCGGATCGTCATCCGCATCGGCAACCAAGCCAACACCTACGGGCCCGGCCCTATCTACACGGTATCCGCCGAAAACTCCACCATGGGGACCGAGCTCGCCATTGACGTGGCAGGCCTCCAGACCGGCATCATTGAAGCCCTCACGGTCTGGGACCGTACCGACATCCCAGACAACCCCCGGCCCTGCGACGTCCTCAGCCTCCAGGCGTACTATCCGCTACCCGGTTTCTTCGGTCTCAGGTGGAACAACGCCAGGTGGAATCGCGCCTCATGGACGCTCGGCGTCGCCAAGCCGTGGGCAATGACGTGGAATCGCAACGCCTGGGACACCCGCGCATGGAACCAAGGCGAAACGAACATATCGCAGTGGCAGGACATCCTCGGACCATGCACCGACCTGACCGTGACTCGCGGCGTCACGACGAACGGCCCCGCCATGAGCGCCGCCGTGGGCACCCTCACCGCGCACGCGATCAACGCCCTAAGCCCCCGCGCGACCGGCCTCCACCACGGCACGCCAATTCGCCTGATCCACTGGCCAACCAGGACGGCGATCTACACAGGCGTCATTACGGACCTCACGATCACGCCCCACAAGCCCGGCTCTCGAGTGGACTATGAGGTCACCATCACCGCATCCGACAACGTCGCCCGCCTCGCAGCGATCACCCGCTACGGAGCCAAAGCAGACGGGGGAAACGGCTCCGAGCCCTGGACCGCGCGCCTGGACCGACTCATCAAGTCAGCCCCCGATCTGCCCTACCGCATCCACGACACCGCAACGCAGACCGTACCGCCGACCGTCTGGGAAACCAGCCTTGCCAAGCACCTGGACGCCCTCACGGCCTCGGTCCTCGGCTCCTGGACCGTAGACCGAGACGGGACCGTGTCGATCCGCGTCACGCGCCCCCGATCCGCGGCGATCACCCTCACCGACGCCGAGACTAGCGCGATCACATCCGGCATTTGGTCCTACACGGATATCAATGTTGCGTGGAACGCAGCCGACGCCCTCGCGCACGTCACGATCAATAACCACGGCGCTAAATGGGACGCCGAAAACAGCGAATGGACCGCCGACGACACGGAAACCACCGTGGACGATCCAACCGCCGCGAACGCATGGGGAGGCTCGGCGATCTCGATTGACACCACACTCCCAGTCAACGCCGTCGAAAGGACAGCCCGCCGCTACCTCGCCGCCGCGAACGCCGATCCCTCGCCCTCCAGCGTTAGCCTCGTGGCCGCGCACGACACCGGCCCCGCCGACCGAGGCGCACACATGGCCACCGCCGCAACCTTCGACCCCATCAGCGCGATCAACATCGAATGGCGCGGCGAAGACGCCCGCGCCCTCATTACCCAGGTCACCCACACGATCACACCGACGACCTGGAAAACCCGACTCAATCTCACGAACAACCAGTAGAAAGGCCCATCATGAAAACGTTTGTCCCTGGCGAGATCGCCCGCGCCGAAGACGTCAACGCGAATTTCGCCGAATTGAAACAACTCATCGACCGTTTGGCGTCGTCCCGACAGCAGGGCCGCGTCCCCCTTGGTCAATACTCGCCAAACCAGGGATACGAGGCCAAAGTATCGTTCGCAAAGCCGTTCCGCAAAGTGCCAAATATCGCGATCTCATGCGCCAACCAGCGGCTCCGCGTCGCGATCTACAACGTCACGACGACTGGTTTCACCTATTACGGATGGAACGACACAGGCGGGGCGAACTCAGCTGATGCCTATTTCGACTGGGTTGCAACCATCGACGAATTCAGAGACTGAAAGGAAACACAGCCATGACCGTGAATAGTGCCGTCACCGACACCAATTGGGGGCCGAACTTCGACCCCGGTCGCCCCTACGGCGATCCCCTCGGCATCGTTATCCACCATTGGGGAGTAGATGGGCAGTCTCACGACGCCGTCGCCGCCTACCTCGCCCGCCCCGATGGGAACACCTCGGCTCACTACGTGGCCAGCGGCGGGCGCGTGACTCAGATCGTTCACGACTATGACCGTGCCTGGCATTGCATGGGCAACAACGCGCGCACAATCGGTATCGAGTGCCGCCCCGAATGCGACGCCGACGACTTCGAGACCGTCGCACAGCTGATCGCTGCGATCCGCGACGAATGGGGATACCTGCCCCTATCGGGGCATCAGGATCACTTCCCCACGGAATGCCCCGGACGCTGGCAGGCCCGGCTCGATGAGCTCGACGCGCGCGCACTCCTCATCCAGGGCGGCGGGCCCGCCGTGCCCACGCTCGCCGATCCTGACCCCGGTAGCCTCCAGGTGGACGGCTGGTGGGGACCGGCGACGACCGCCGCCCTGCAGGCCTACCTCGGTACGCCCGTAGACGGCACCGTATCTAGTCAGGATGGGGCCTGGCGTGAAAACCTCCCCGCCGCCGGGGCCGGTTGGGACTTCGAGAACGACCCCGATGGATCGCAGGTGGTTTCCGCCCTGCAGGCCCGCCTCGGCGTCCCCGTTGACGGCATCCTTGGACCCGAAACTATCGCCGCCCTGCAGGCCCGCCTCGGCGTCCCCGTTGACGGCTACGTGGGCATGGCGACCGTCGCCGCCCTGCAGGCACATCTCAATGAAGGGACTCTCTGACCATGACTGACACGCCGAAGCACGCCGCAACCCCTCAGCCAATCGGGTGGCTTACCCCCACCGTGCGACGGTGGGCATACGCCGTCGCGACCGCCGCCGTCCCGCTCCTGGTTATCTATGGAGTGATCGAGTCCGAGACCGCGCCCCTCTGGGTTGCCCTCGTGGCCTCGGTCCTCGGCACTGGGACCGCGCTCGCGCACGTCCCGCCGACCGGGGGCGGCGAATGAGTGGAGCCGCCGAGGTTATTACTGCCCTCGGCGGCCTCACCGGCCTATCGACCGTCGTCGCGTCGGTCGCGACCCTCATCCAGGCGCGCCGCATCCGCGCTCAGGTCAGCCCTAACCACGGATCGTCCCTAGCGGACGCCGTGAACAGGACAGACGCCCAAGCCGCGCGCGCGGGGGATGCGATAGAACGCCTCGGCGAAACGCTCGAAGCGCATTCCGAGGCGATCACTCGCATTGAATCGACACTCATTGCGAGTAGCCAAAGCGTCTCCAGGATCGAAGTTGAACAGACCAAGACCGCCGCCGACGTCATGGTTGCCAGGCATCAGATCGAAGGCCTCGCCCGTGAGCTTAAAGGCCTTGGCCATGAGATCGGAGACATCCGATCTACCCGTGATCGAGAGCATGGCGACTATGACGCCCGGATCAGGTCACTGGAGGGCCGCGCCTAGGCTACCGCCTCCACGACTGCCCGAAGCGTCTGGTCCGCTATCGCCAGGTATCGGAGGGTGGTTTGTGGCGATTCGTGTCCTAGCACCCTCTGAACTGCGACAAGATCGCCCGTCCGTTCGTAGGCTCGCGTGGCAAACGAATGGCGCAGGGCGTGCATGGTGACGCCGCGTGGCAGGGCGCGCCCAACCAGTCGTCCGATCCACTCAGCCGAGACATGGCCCGAATCGGCACCTGGAAACAGCCAGCCGGGGCCATGCCCCTGAATCTCAACAGCGATTGACTCTGGCACCGGCACTGTCCGAGGTTTCCCGCCCTTCCCGTGGACGATCAGCGACCAGCCATGCAAGTCGCGAACGAGGTCGCAGCCGCGCACCTTCGCGACCTCGCCGCGACGCAAACCGAGCTCCGAGGCCAGGCGCACCGCCAGACGCACACGCCAGTCAGGGGATAGCCTGGCGCGGGCAATCGCGGCGGCGTCGGCTGGCCTCGGCGCGGGCGCAGACGCGCGCACCGTGGGGACGCGGCTTGGATCGACGCCAACAGCGTGGCGCTCGCTTGCCCAGGTGTAGAACCCTGCGACGGACTGGAGAGCGCTACGGCGTGTGTCTCGCGCCCATACGTGCGCAGCGGACCATTCGATCACGTCGCCGGTCTCCACCTCCCACGGGCCGCGATCCACAGCGCGGGCAAACCGTCGCAGCCAGTCGATCCGCAACCTCGTTGTTGCGACCGAGCGGCCCGATCCGAGCAGGTGCAACCGGTAATCTCCCAGTGGCGCGTCCCAGCCGCCCGGCACTAATGCTTTGCGTATAACCATGCTCACATACTCACCCGATCCGCCCAATGCCGCGCGCGCTACGCAGCCGCGCCCGATCCGACGTGCGATAACGAGGCCTCTAAAGTGTCCAGAATATGGACTGTGACGCAATCCCGAGGTTGCAGGTTCGAGTCCTGTCGGAGGCGCGTTTCCCGACCGGTCGG